AGCCATGCCCGTATGACATCGACGGACTCTGACGCTTGAGGCGTGCCGCAAATGAAATCATCGTGCGCCCTCAGCTGATGCCAATCGAAGCACCCAGCCCGCTGATAGCGTCAACGGTTGAGGCTAGAGTAGGGTTAGAGTGCACACGGTTCTGCACGGCCAGCGCAGCCAGCATCATGCAGCGGATCCCGGTATTTGCAGCTTCCAGAATGCCGCGGCGACAGGTTGCCGTAATACGCTCCGGGTTCGCGGCGTTGGCGGCCATATGCCCGACTTCGGCGGTTGCCTTCAGCACGTACGTCGGAAACTTCTCTTTTGCCAGCTCGTTAACCGGCACGCACGGCAGACACTGCAGCTGCGCCAGCATGCCGTCCATCAGCGTGGCGTCTTCGGTCAGATCGGTAAGCAACAGCACTTCAGGAACGGTCAGCTGATGCACCTGCTCCGGGTTCAGCTTGTTGCGCAGGGTCTGCACTTTCATACCTGCCCGCTGCGCCAGCTCCGTCATGTTGTGCGTAAGCGCAAACTTGCGGCAGGCATCGTCGTAGTCGGTATGTGTGGAAACACGAAAATCAAACATGATTATTCCCTTTCGTTATCCCAATATGGTTTTAACAAGCTTGCATTGTGATGTGGTAATCAGATGCAGCCTCGATAATGAGGGCCAGCATGTTTACCTCTACCAGGCCGTTAGCTCCTTCTTTCTTCCTGATTGGCAAGCGGTTTTCTTGGTACATTTTGCGGGCAGTTCTCTTACAAATGCCTGTACGGCGGCAATACTCATCCAGAGAGATGTAAGGCTCTGAAATCACAAAGTTGAGATTAGGTCGCATTGAAAAATCACTTTTCATGATGCAAGATTCCTTTTGAGTTAGTAGATGTCAGTAAATGTCACTATATGTCATACATCACAAATGCGATGATAGGATCTCATAACAAACATGTCAAACACAATTGAGTCTCCAAAAGGTATCACGGAGCACCTTTACCCATCACAAGGTGGCGGTAAAGAAGCTATTAACCGCATCATGAGCGCCTATCAATTCAACACCCGGCAAGCCTTATGCAATCATTTAGGCATTTCACAGAGCACCATGGCTAACAGGTGGATGCGCGATACGTTCCCTCACGACTGGCTCATAGCCTGTCATTTAGATACTGGAACACCGCTACTATGGCTTGCCACAGGGCAAGGTGAATCTAGAAAGGAAGACAAGGAAGAAGCCTCAACCCAATTGAGATACAAAAAAATCTCTAATGGGATTGAACAATCAAGCGAGCTAGTCAGCTATGACGCTCGGCTGCTACCCGCTAATGTCTCAGATCCGTTTTTTGTTGAGATTGATGACGCAGTTTATTTAATCGAAGGGGCTAAAGCTGAAGTTACAGATGGCCTTTGGTTAATCGACATCGACGGGCTGATCAGCATAAAAGAAGTCTATCGTCTGCCAGGAAAGAAACTTCGCGTTGAAAACGGACCTGCCTCTTTTGACTGCGCACCAGATGACATTAACGTGTTGGGTAGGATCGTATCTAAAACGGAGAGCGTTTAAAGCGAATGGCCGTTAACAAACTGCCTAATGGTAAGTGGCAAGCTCAGGTGTTTCCGAACGGACGGGATGGCAAGCGGATCCGTCGTCAATTCGCTACAAAAGGCGAGGCGCTGTCTTTTGAAAAGCATATTAAGGATCAGGCGCAAGATAAGCCTTGGCTGGGAGAAAAGACTGACAAACGCACCGTTTTTGATTTGGTTGAAACGTGGTACAACGCACACGGCATAACTTTAACTGATGGGCAGAAGCGTAAAGATGCGATGGAGTTTGCATGTAAGGCTATGGGCAATCCACTTGCTTCCGAATTCAATGCTCGCATTTTTTCCGCATACCGCGAGCAGCGTCTGTCGGGCAAAATCACTCGCTCGTCCCGCGTGAAGACTGTAACGCCGCGAACTGTCAATCTTGAACTAGCTTACTTTCGTGCAGTATTTAATGAACTTCGCCGTTTAGATGAATGGCAAGCCCCGAACCCGTTAGATAATGTCAGAGAATATAAAATAGCCGAATCTGAAATGGCTTATCTAACGAATGAAGAAATCAGAGCATTATTAAAAGAATGCGAAGCAAGCAGCTCTAAAGACTTATTATCAGTTGTTAAAATATGTTTGGCTACTGGTGCGCGCTGGGGAGAAGCTGAATCTTTAAAGGGAAATCAAATTAGAGCAGGTAAAGTTATCTTCACCAAAACAAAGGGGAAGAAAAATAGAGCAATCCCTATTAGCGACTCGCTTATTGCAGAACTTCCATCAAGCAGAAAAGCAAAACCGCTTTTTACTTCATGCTATGCAGCATTTAGATCAGCCCTTAAAAGAGCAGAAATTGAGACTCCAGCCGGGCAATTAACACATGTGTTGCGCCACACTTTCGCATCGCACTTTATGATGAATGGTGGCAATATTTTGGTGCTTCAGCGCATATTAGGTCACACTGACATAAAGGTTACGATGCGCTACGCTCACTTTGCACCCGATCATCTTTTTGAGGCCATTAATCTCAATCCACTGGAAAGACTTTAAGCCGCAAAAATTGGCAGCAAAATGGCAGCAGAGGATGACACTATGTGACACTATATGTCACTATTTGCCACACAAAAAGATATAAAAATCATTAACTTACTGATTTGTCTGCGATCATTTTCGGACTCATAATCGCTTGGTCGCTGGTTCAAGCCCAGCAGGGGCCACCAAATTTTAGCTTTAAAATCAGTTAGTTAAGCCACCTTTTATCGGTGGCTTTTTTGTTTGCCGCGAGGCCATTGGCAGCAAAATGGCAGCAGATTTTTTGCCTAATCCCTAGTCTGAGGCTCATAACATGAAAAAAACCGCTTTAGCGCTTACCCTGTTCGCTTCCCTCAGCGCCCTGGCTGAAGAGGTGCCGAAGCCAGTACAAGAAGTGATTAACGTCTATCAACACTCTTCGTTCTCCCTGGAGAACGGTGTGCTTTCAATGACCATCACAAAACCTACCGTTAATGAAGAAATTGCTACCTCATTTTTTCGCGGGATATGCGATACGCAATATGTTGGGAAAAGCTGGCAACCTTCCCTGATTAAGAAAGTTGTAGTTTTAAACTCTTCTCAGGATCAGGAAGTGGTAATGAACGGAGGCGGCGCTGAATGCAAGAAGTTAGCGCCAATGAATATGAATGAGTCTGAAGGGTATATAAAGTCTCTGATTCAAAAATAAACCCGCATTAGCGGGTTCTTATTTATAACCAGAGCGCGCCCTGAAGTGTTCTGTCAGGATGCGGAGGGGCAGGCTTGACCTTGCCCGGATTCATTATAATTTCTGCCACTGTTTCATGGGACTTGAAGGTGCAACCACAATTGATGTTTTGGCACTGGTTATAGCGCTCCTTCGTTGTCTTAGAAACTTGAAAGCTACTACGCGTATGGGCCGCATTCCCACACAATGGACAATTCATCATAACCCAGCCCCCGAATCTCATTTTGGGTGGATAATACACAAAAAAACCCAATTGGGATACTTCTTATTCCATTTCTAATGAGTCGATTTTTACCTCAAGATCAATGCTTGTTGTATAGCCACTGTCCGCGCTGAGGCTGTGCGTAAGCGTCGTAACAATCCATTCGCCCGCATCTATCTGCTGCTTGAAGCCGCTCACCTTTACCGGCATCTCGGTGTAGAGATCTGCCCGGCCGCGAGCCAGCTGTATAGAAAATGACGCAACCCCGCGCTGCAGGCGCTCCCAACGCATTTTGGCCGCGCGCTCTGCATTAGCCCGGTTTGCATAGGTACGGCTCAGCACCAGAACGTTTTCATCCGTTCCGATCAGGTAATCGCCCTGCTTGGCTTCCGGCTCTTTTTTCTTTGTCGTCTTTTTCCGCCTGCGCTTTACTTTCGCCACCGGTTTTTTTGTCGGTTCGCGGGTATGCAGCCAGCTGGCAATCACGCCGGTGTAGGCGTCGCGGTCAGCCATGGTAAAGCGGTGGCTGTCGCCGTCCTTGCGTTGAATGGTGATCACCGGCAACGCCTTACCGCTGGCCGTTTTACCCTGCCCCTGACGTATGAACAGCAGATTGCCGTTTTTGATAGAGGCTATCGCGCCTGACTGTTTCGCCAGGCGCATCAGAAAGCTGGCGTCAGACTCGTTGGTCTGGTCAAGGTGATCTACGGCCATCTTCGCCACATCATCACCCAGGGCGATCTTCAGCTTGTGGCGGCCTGCGATGTCTTTCACGATGTCACCCACGGTAGTCTGGTGCCATGATTTTTCACGCTTGGTATTGAGCGTCTGCCTGAAGTCGGCGCTGCGGGCGCGCAGGGTCAGCCGGTCAGGCGTGCCGGAATGCTCAATCTCATCCACGATAAAGGTGCCTTTCGGGAAAAGCGCCTCACCCTGCCAGCCGAGCGCCAGCGACAGAGAGACGCCCCGGCGAGGCAGCAGCAGCTGGCAGTCTGCGTCGTCCAGCTCGATGTCCAGCTGGTCAGCCTCAAACCCCCGGTTGTCTGTGAGCGTCAGGCTCATAAGCCGCTTCTCAATCTTCTGCGTGATGTCCGCGCCCTCAAGCGTCAGCCTGAAAGAAGGGGAATTTGCCTGCCCGTTTATCCATTTCGTGGCGCTCATGAAAGCAGCCCCCCCATCATGCTGGTAACTTTACCCGCAGCGTCCGTCGCCGCGCCCTTCATGGCTGAGAGCTGATCGCTCAGACTGCCGAACATTTCGCCCAGCGTTTCGTCGGTGCGCTTCAGGGTGAGCGTGAACTCAATGCGCCGGCAGACGCCACTGCTGAAAAACTCCGCTTTGGTCTGGCTCAGGCTCTCGATCACAAACATGCCGTAAATGGTGCCGCTTCCCTCTATCAGCGGCCAAGCGCGCCCCAGCTCTGCTATCTGTTCCAGCGCCAGCAGTGACAGCCTGCCGCCGGTAATCTCCGGCAGCAGAACGCCCGAAAGCGTCAGCGTTTCATTATCCGGCCCCAAAAACTGGAGGGACGAGCGCACGCCGACGCGGCTGTTTGACGGAAACCGCCAGCTGCGCTGGATCTGCAGCTCCTGATAAGGGACCGTCTGCAGCATGAAAACGAACATCCCCAGCGTCATCATCATTATTCAATTCCTTCTCTGTCGTGGTAGCTGCTGCGGGCGCGGGCCTTCGCCTGTCGCTCTTTTGCCTCAAGTCTGCGCATAACCTCGTCCGCTACGTCCTGCGCGCTCTGCCCTGGCTGCTGCATGATGGTGATAGGGGCATGAATGGTCACAGGCGATACACTGCCCACCGGTTGCGGTCGTGCCGCTTCCTGTCGGTATGCCTGCGCGGGCTGGCTCATTGGATGCAACGGACGCGCAGCCGCTGGCGTTGCAGCCATGCCCATCGCCAGCGCGGCAGAGGCGGCCAGCGCGGCAGTGCGGCGGCGGCTGGTTATGTTAGCCGGGCCGTTCACAATTTCCGGCCCGTTTTCCCCGACGATGCCGAACTGCCCGGACGGAATATGCCCGCCGGTGTCGTACATCCTCGGAAACGCCGGGAAGCCGCCCGGCGGCAGCGCCACTTTCCCGTCTGCCGTGACCTGCGCCGGGCGTGGTCGTGCTGCCTGCGCCGGTGCGCCTGGCTTGTCGTTGCCGGGCTTTAGAAAGTCCGGCAGGTAATCAGTCAGCGAGGACAGCTTGCTTTTAAGCGCATCCCATTTCTGGCTGATGCCTGCCATCAGGCCATCAATCATCTGCGAGCCAGCTTCCTGAAAGCGCGCGGGCAGCGCCTTCACGTCGGCCACGATTTCATCCCATTTGGTGCTGATGTAGGTGCGGATCGCCGTCCATACATTGCTGACTTTGGTGCTGATGCCGTCCCACAGCGCGGCAAATTTCGGCCCCAGCGTGTCCCAGTTCTGCCAGATATATATGGCAGCCATAGCAATCAGCCCGACCACGGCCAGAATGGGGTTCGCCATCATCAGCCGCCCCAGCCACAGCACGCCATTACCAACAAGGCCAATAGCCTTACGCATGAGTCCAAACGAGGTAAACGCCTGAAGCCCCGTCTTGTTCATAAGCATACGCATTAGCAGCATGGGACCGATTGTTGACGCAAAGACCAGCAATGCCGCCCCTATCCCTGCTGTCACGATGGCAAATCCCGCCGCTATCTTGAACAGCGCCGCCGTCAGTTGTGGGTGCTGTTTTACAAACGTGCCTAATGCGCCAGCGAGATTTCCCAGCCAGTCGGCTACCTGTTTAAGCACTGGCGCGACCGTCTCACCAATTGCAGCCATTGCATTAGTAAACGAGCCGCTCGCCGCATCCCAGCGGTTTGACAATGTCTTTAACGAGGCGTCAACGCGCTCACGCAGAGACGCCTGGTTGTCGAGCTTCGCAGCGGTTTCCCTGTACCCGGCAAGCCCTTTAGCAATCATGTTGTTTAGCACCTGCAGCGTTTCCGCATCGTCGCCAAACATATCTTTGAGCGTCCGCAGCCGCTTCTCGGTGCTAAGCGCCTTTAGCTGATCCAGCTGCGCATACATTTTCTTAATACCGGCAAATTCTCCTTTGCCGTTGGTGAAATCAAATTTCACCCCCGTGCCTTTCAGGTCCTCATTCACCCCTTTGATTTTCTTGTTGTCCATCATGGCCTGCAGCACCTTGCGGTAAGCGTTACCTGCCGAGCCGCCGTCCATACCCTGCTGATCAGCCATCACAAGCAGGGGCGCAAATTCTCTCGCCGCATCGATCCCTTTTTTTTTGATGATGTCCATGGCGCTGCCGATTTTGGAAAATCCCTGCAGCATGTTTTCCGAATCCACGCCCGCATAAAATCCCTTCTGAATGATGTCGGTGAGCGCCATCATGTCCTTTTCGCTGGTCTGCGTGGCGTCCTGCAGCTTCGCCGCAAACTCCGCCGCGTCGGTCGGGGCCATCTGCAGCTGCACGCCGAGATAGGCCGTAGCCTCACCCAGCCCACCCAGGATCGCCTGCGCGCTCATGCCCTGGCGGCGAAGCATGGTCATCATGTTCTGAAAGTCCGCCGTGGTGCCGGGCAGCTTGTCGCCCAGGCTCACCGCCAGCCTGTTGATTTTTTCATACTCCGGCAGCACCTTAGCGCCCGGCCCCATCATGGAGGCGGCCAGCTGCGTCGCGGCGTTCTCTGAATCTGCATAGGCGCGCACCGGGGCCATCAGGGTCGCGCCGGTAGCAACGCCGGTCGCCACCATGCCCGCGCCGTTACCGGCCAGCTTATTGCGCGTCTCGGTCAGCTTTTCATGCCGCGCCTGGATGTCGCGTATCTTCTGCTGGCGTTCGCCGAGCTTGCGCAGCTCTGCCTGCTGGCGCTCGATGGCCCCGGTTGCCGCCTGTGCGTCCGTTTTCAGCCGGCGCTGCGCCTCGCTCAGCTGTTTTGTATCAATGCCCGCCGCGTTCAGCGCCTCACGCTGGCGCTGCACCGACAGGCGCAGGCCGTTGTAAGTCTGCTGCAGCTGGCTGGCGCGGTTCTTTGCCTGCTCAAGCAGCCGGGCCTGCTGCGCCGTGGGCCTGTTCGTTTCGGTAAACTGCACGGCAAGGCGCGCCGCTTCCTCGCGGGCGGCCTTCAGGTTGTTGGCGGTAACGGCAAGCTGTGAGCGGGTTTTGCGGAATCCGTCAATGCGGCCCGCCTGCTCGTTAAGGGATTTCAGGCCGTCTTTGCTGGCCTTCAGCGCGGCCGACAGCTCCTTAGAGCCGTCGCGCGCGCTGCGAAAGGGGCGCGTGATTTTATCCACCGCGCTTAATACCACCTGCAGCCGCAGGTTTGTGTCACTCATCGTCACCGGCTCCGCTACGCTGCATCGCTTTATGCCGCCACTCAAGCACGTCCGTCAGAGACTCCGCGTACATCACCGGCGGCGGCCAGTGGAAAACGGTAGCGATGTCCGCTACCAGATCTTCTACTGTCAGGCTGTCGGGAAAGCTGACAGCGCCGACTTCGGCAACAAAAAAGTGATCACCTCGACCGACAGGGACAGCAGATCGGCGGGGTCCATTTCGTTAATTTCCTGCACGGTCAGCGCCGGGTTCGTGACGCGCGGCAGCACGGCCATCATCGCGTTCACGTCCATGTCCATCAGAGCCTGCAGGCGGATGCCGCGCAGCGCCCCGGCCTGCGGCTTGCGCACGGTCACGCTGGTAACTTCGGTTTTGCCGCGCAGAATGGGGGTGTCCAGCTCAACAGCTTTTTCGGTAGTTTTGTCGGTCATGATTATTTTCCGTTTATACGTTTCAGAGCGGCAGGGCTGCCCCTGCCGGGTTTATCAGAGGCCGAGCGCGTTACGGTGCGCTTCCATCAGGTCGGTGCCGCCCGCGATGTGGATCATGTTCACCAGATCCACTTCGTAGAGCACTTCGCCGTTAATGGTCAGCCTGGCGTAGCTGTTGGTTGCGGACACCTTGGTGGTGCTGGACTCGCCTTCCTTCCACTCGCCGGAATCCAGCTCTTTGTAGCGGCCGCGCGTGACCAGTTCGACCGCCTGCACTTCGCCGGTGTCGTCGCGCTGGATCGAGCCGGTAAAGCGCAGCTGCACGCCGTCCACGGTGGCGGTGCCCAGCTGCTTGAACAGCAGCGCCTCGGTGCCGCCTATAGTGAACTCCGTATCCAGCGCGCCGTCGTCCAGGCCCATATCGATGTCCACGCCTCCGGCCATGCCGCCGCCGCGGTACTTCTCAAACTTGCGGGTAAGCTTTGGCAGGGTGATGGACTCAACCAGCCCCTGCCAGTTGTTGCCTGCGTTAAATACGTTCAGGTGCTTGAGCTTGCGGGGTAATGCCATGTTTCAGTCTCCTTATGCGCTCACGCGGCTGCTGAAATCGACCAGGTACTGGTCGGTGATGCGCTGGCGCAGCAGCAGGTTTTCAAGCGGTGGCACCGGCGTGTAGTCGTAGTCGATGGTCAGCTTGCCCGCCTTCAGCGTGTCCTTGTCGTTCACGCTTTCATCCAGCCAGCAGTCCGCCCCGATGAGGTAGCCCTGATTCACCAGGCTGCGCAGCTTCGCGCGGATGCTCTCAATGATGTCGCGGGCCAGCGACGGGTTCAGCGGACCGTCAACGGCCCACATCTGCGCCTCTGCCATGGTGTCCATCAGCACCTGCGCGGTGCGGGTGTAACACTCAAACTGAAAAAGCGCGTCGTCGCTGAGGCAGCGGGAACCCCAGAAGCGGAAACCGTCTTTGCGGATCAGCGTGGTGACGTCGTTCTGGTTCAGCAGGCCCGCGTCCGTCGCTGGATCCTGCAGGTCCCAGAACACGTCTTTGGAAATGCCGGTGACGCCGTTCACCCCGACGTTTGACAGGGACTTGTGCCAGCCGGTCTGCTCGTCGATTTTAGCGCGCAGACCGAGCGCGCGGGCGGTGGCGTAGGCCGTCGCGTCCGCTTTCAGCACGGTGTCAAAGTTGATGAAGTCAGGCCAGATCAGCATCCCTTCGCGCTGGCTGAAGTTGGCGCGGTAGGCGATGGCTTCCTCTACGCTTTTGCAGCCGTAGGCCGACAGGTAGGCAAAGCCGCGCAGGCTCTGCGCCACGCTCAGCAGCTCAGTGGCAACGGCCTGCGTGTCATGTCCCGGTACGCCGAGAATGCGCGGCTTGACGCCACAGACGGCCTGCGCGGCCAGCAGCGCCTTCATGCCGGTGCGCTGGCCGTCGGTCACGCCGCCGATGATGTTAGCGGTGGTTTCCGCCTCGGTTTCGCCCTGCGGCACGCGCACAACGACGGTGACGGGCTTGGACTGGTCGGCGATGGCGTCCAGCGAGCGGGCCAGCGTGCCGGACTCGCCAGCCTTGCCGCTGGCGGTAAGCACGTCGGTCAGCAGCACCGGGCGGTTGAGCGGAAAGGTTGCCGCGTCGGCGTCGTCGCCGGTGCAGACCAGACCGACGATTGCCGTGCTGACGGTGGTGATAGTTCGGGTGCCCTCGTTGATTTCCTCAACGCGCACGCCGTGGTGATAATCCTGAGCCATGTGGCGGTTCTCCTGTAAAGGGGTTCCGCTATGGTGAAAGGTGACGGGCGCGGGCGCACCCTTCGGGCATTGTGCGGCGAATGGCACAAAGCAAACAGGCCCGAAAGGGCCTGTGGTTTACTCTGGTTTTTGAGGCCAGCTGATGTCTGGCGCATTCGTCAGGTCTGTTGCCTGTACCGCCTGAATGTATTTCATCCATGCAGTAAGCGATGCCTTGTCTGCTTCAGTGATGATGCCAAGCAGCAGTTGCGTCTGCCATGCTTGTGTTACTCTGCCTGCTTCGCTGATGCGCGCCTCTTTCTCTGCCTGAGCGGCAGCAAAAGCGGCCTGATATTCTGCCGCCTTGTCTGTTACCCATGCCGTACCGCCCCACTTATCAAAAGCGGTATAAGGTTTTAGCAAAGTCGTCCCGGCAGGGTATTCGCCAGGCTGCGTCACAATAATTTCTTCACCGGTTTTGGTGCTGTAAACCGTTTCGCCCCGGTGGTCTGCCACCTGTTGCCACTTCCCCTGCAGGAACAAGCAGGCTTTCCCCGGTACGTCAGCAGGCGGAGCCTCACCGGTTGAGTGCGCCGGGATGCCAATCCCCTGCGCAAGATATTCCTGGCTGCTGCCAGTAAACAATCCGTTCTGAGGATCAAAGTTATAAACGGTTAAATAGCCTGCAGCTGTTGCCAGCCCTTCAGCATTTAGCACTGCGCTTTGCTCTGTGGTCATTATGCTGCCCTCACAATGTAATTTAATGCAACGTTGCGTGGGCGGGTTTCCGTTGCGGTATTACCAGACGCTCCCCCTGATGTCTGAGTCTGATAACCGTCAACACTCCACAATGAGTTATAACTTCCCCGGTCAGAGTCTGTAACCCTCTCTGGAACCACAACAGTATGGGTGTGCTGCTGAAACGCATCCGCCTGGTTCGTTCCAATTCCTCGCCCTGAGTCTACGCCGCGCCCGTCATCCCAGCCGCGAATAAACTCTCCGCGCAAATCCAGCACTTTTAACGCCGGGTAAATCTTTGCCAGCTGCGGATACTCTGTCGCGCTGAACGACGCGCCGTTGCATTTTAGCCAGCCTGCAGGCGGTGTTGCTGTAGGCCACGGGACCGGTACGCCGACCGGCAACGCCGAACCGTCGCCCAGCCCCAAATTTTTTAGAAAGGCAGACACGTCTGCTATATCGCTGCCGTTTTTAGAAATATCCATTTTTCCGGCGAGCTTGTTGAGTACCGTAGTGGAAAAATTCGCATCACCGCCAAGCGCGTCGGCCAGCTCTTTCAAAGTGTCCAGTGCTGCGGGTGCCCCCCCCGCCAGCGCAGCCAGCGCGGCCTGCACAAATGCGGTGGTGGCCAGCTGGGTGCTGTTGTTGCCCGCTGGCGCTGTAGGCGCACGTGGAGTACCGGTCAGTAGCGGGCTTTCTTCAGGTGCATACTGCGGGTGCGGATCGGTGGCTTTAAGGTGCGCTGCCATAAGGCTGTCAGCGTACTGCCTGACCGTCAGAATGTTGTCATCGACATACTTACGGGTAGCCAGCACCACGGAGGGGTCAATCTTCAGGGTGATGGCGTCGGTGCTGTTTACGATGATGAGCATCCGCACGGTCTGCGTGCGTCCACTGCCTTCCTGCAGGGCGGGCTTGTAGGTTTCCGGCGTATTGCAGACCGCTATCAGCGTTCCGTCGGCATCAAACAGGGCCATTTCCCGGATCCAGAATCCGCCCTCCGTTTCGGGGATCACCTGCTCGGCTATCACCTGGCTGGCGTTGGCCGGATCGATGCTCAGCGTGTTGATGGCTGCCCGGCGTACCTCATTTACCAGCTTTGTCTGGCTGGCGTTCGGCGTGGGCAGCGTGCCGCCGCCGTCGCCCACGGCCATCTGCGTGATGTTCAGCTTTGTGCCGAGCGCGGCGGCGTTGGCAATTTTGGCCGCGCCGAGGTTGGTCACGATTGCATAAAATTTTTGTGTCATTGTCCCACTTCCATCAGGTCGATAACGTGAACCGCCGCGCCCGCATACGTCGAGCCGCTGACGGAAAGAATTTCCGGGGTGTACGGGTAAATCGAGAGATCGTCACCGTCATAGCTCGCGGCGGCTATGCGCGTTTCGCCGCTCACCTGCAGGTTGATGGACATGCCCAGCAGGTGACGGCTGCATGGTTTGGCGTCACTGATGAGCCGCTCCAGCTCCTGATAGGTTTCTTCCGTAATGCCCTGGTCCTGCACGCCGATGTCCAGACGAAAAGTGCCGGGCGCTTCCCCGGTTTTCCACCACTCAATAACGCGGATCAGGAACCCGAACGGCTCCACCACGCGCCGAATGGCGCTGATGGTTCCCTTGTGCTGATGGATATAAAACGCATCGAGCACTACCTGCCGCTTGACGCTTTCCGCCCAGCCTTCGTCCCATCGGTCCACCGAAAACGCCCAGGCGAGATACGGCAGAAAGCTGACCGGGCAGGTTGCCGGGTTCCACAGGTCGCGCAGCGGTACGTTCAGACCGGTAATGCCGCTGCAGACTTCCGCCAGGCGGCGCTCCATCGCGGACGAGCCGGACGGCATCAGGCTGCTGTTGCTCATGTCAGCACCTCGTCAGTCGCCACCGAAATATCCGTGCCGGTGCAGTTGCCCGCTGCCGTGCGGTCCAGGATGATGTCCGCCGCCGGTTCGATCATCTCCACCCAGTCCACGCCGGGCACGCGCAGCACCGCCCCGTAGGACTCGCGGCGCACGCTGCGTCCCAGCTTTTTCTGCTCGGTGAGGTAAGCGGCCAGCTGCGCGTTTGCCGCCTCAAGGCAGGGACCGGCCGCCACGCCATCAAACAGGTGCAGCTTTGCCTTCACGCTGTAGTCATGAATGGCCGCGCCCTGCACGGTCACGCGGTCCGCTACGGGCCGCACGCTTTCGGCGTTCAGCGCGGTGTTCACTGTAGCCAGCAAATCCGCCGGCGCTTCTCCGTTGCCTTCGCGGCTCAGGACGGTTATCAGCACGCTGGCTGGTGACGGGCTGGTTGCCGACACGTCCTGGACGCGGCCGTCCGCGCTCTTTGCGTGAAACTCATAGGCCGCCGTCGGCCCGGCCACGCTCAGCCCCTCAAACGCCTCCGGCACGCGCACGCGCAGGGCATCGTCGGTTTCCATCACGGCATCGACCGGCGGCACCGCGTCAGGGTCAGCCGGGGTCACGGTCAGGCGCTGCACGTTATGATTTGCGGCCAGCTGGTCCAGATCGCTGCCGAGCGCGTACGCCACCATGACCGCCTGCGCCGCCTCGTTGATGCGCTGGCGCAGCAGGATTTCCCGGTAGGTGCTTTCCTGCAGCGTCTTCACCATCGGATCGGACTCCAGCGCCAGCACGCGACGCACCGCCGCCTGCTCCTCCGTCGGGTAGAGCGCGATCAGCGCCTCCTTGCGCTCGGCCAGCAGGGTTTCAAAGTCCGGCACCTCAATCACTTCAGGCGCGGGCAGCTGGGAAAGGTCAATTACTGCCACTGTTCACCCCCGTTGAAACAGACATGGCAACCGGCGAGCCGTCATCCCGCTGGCCGGTCAGTTCAACTACCATTGAGCCGTCAAAGGCGCTGGTAATGTTGACGGTGTTCAGCCTGATGCGCGGCTCCCAGCGGCTGAGCGCGGTATACACCGCCGCCATCACCTGCAGGCGGATCACGTCGTTTTGTGGCTGGTCAATCAGCACCGACAGCAGCGAGCCGTATTCCCGGCGCTGCAGGCGGCTGCCTTCCGGCGTCATCAGAATGTCCCGTATGCTCTGCCGGATGTGATCGATATCGGTGATCGCCTCGCCGGTGTCGCGGTTCATGCCGAGATACATCATTGCGGACCCCCTGACATATCCGTGCCGGACTTCACGCCGCCGTGCTGATGGGTATGCACCACAACGCCGTTTGAACTCATGCCGCCGCCGCCCTGCGTCACCGCGCCGTTCATCACGGTTTCGCTGTTGATCCGGGTCTGGTCAGCGTCCACGCCAAACTGCTCAGTGATGAGCTGAATCCCGTCGGCCGCCTCTATGCGCACGCTTTTGATGTTCTTTATCAGCAGCTGGCCGGTTTCCGGCTCGTACTGAAACCAGCCGCCGTCCTGAAACACGGTTGTCGCGCCGTTTTCTGAGTAGTCCGGCGGCGGAAAGGCGTCGGAATAGATGGCGGGCAGCGCAAACGCGGTTTCGAGGTTGCCGCCCAGGCTCAGCAGCACAACCTGCTCGCCGACGGTGGGTTTCCACCATGTGCGCGTGCTGCCGGCGCGCGTGGTGAGCCAGTTAATCCAGTTGGTTTCGATGTCGCCCGTTTTCACCCGGCACAGCCAGTTCACCGGGTCCACCTCGGACACGGTGCCGGTGCGGATCAGGTTGGTGATAAGGCGCATGATTTCGGTCAGCTTTTCGTTCATTGCTAGAGATTGGCATCTAAAAATTTGAAACGGCAGCGTGTAGGATTGTGTGGTGCCTGATACAAGGTAACTTCAGGAAAGGATGGAATAATGCAAACTCGAAAATACCCTACACATGAACTTCGCGAATTCAGCGACGCTAACGAACTGTGGGACGCACTCTCACCAACACAAAAAATCGACCCCCACTGTGTCGATAATATCGTTTATCGCGGTCAAGCTGATTCGGAATGGAAATTAATTCCTTCAGTTTTGAGGGAAACTCCGCCCTATATCGTTTCGGGATCTGAACCTAAAGCGGACGAACTTGTTGCAAATGAATTGATTATGATAAATTCTTTTGTGAAAAACTGCGATAGAATAGGAGTTAAAGTACCAGGTGATAGCCAGCATTTCCGCAATGAATATTTGGATATAAACAATCAAGATAAATATTTTATTAACCCTTCATTATGGCCTAATCCAGAATTACTAGACGTTATGGCTATGGCTCAACATCATGGCGTGCCAACGCGCCTGCTAGACTGGACGCGCTTAGCTTATACCGCTTATTATTTTGCTGCCAGTTCCTGCATGGCTAATTACAAAAACTGGACCAAATATTCAAAATTAGCTGTTTGGGCATTAAATACGGAGCTACTTGCATCCCATCCTCATATTACACTACATGTTTCTGCCGGATCAGTTAGCCCGCATTTAGCCGCCCAATATGGACTTTTTACTGTCCATCCAAATAATGGAAAAAGAGGCGAGGTAATTAGCGCCAAAAGTTTAGATGAGCTGGCTAATGATAGTATTCACCCTATCTTTTTTAAATACACACTCCCGGTTAGTGAAGTTTTCCAGGCGGCAAGATTATTATACAAAGCTGGCTTTAGTGCGGCAGATATTTATCCGTCGGCAGATGGCGCTGGCAAAGCGATTTATGATGAAATAAATTACGAAAAAGCCAGGCGCCATATTGAGACTTTGTAGGCTATTGATTGGAGCTAAGCCAGCGCAGCAGGGTGTCGCGCACTGAGCTTTCAACCTCGGCATTTACGCCCAGCAGCGGGCGCTCCGCATATTTGACCATCGTGCCGCGCCGGTTTACCCGGTCGCGAAGGCCGTAGTGATGCACGCGGGCCAGCTTCTGCACGGCAGGCGCAAAGGCTATTTCGGCCTGTTCGGCGCTGGCCTGCGCCTTCAGGTACTTTGTGGTCTTGAGCTTCGCAAACATCTTGCGCCGGATCCGGCCCGGCTTCGTGCGGGCCGTGATGCGGCGGGGTTCCCATGCGGTGCCGTCCGGGGCGCGCTGCGCCGTGATGTTCGCCTGCTGAATGCGGCGCACGTCGCGCGCGACCTCGCGCAGCATCCTTGCCCTGGCCGACGGTTCAAGCTGCGCCAGCAGCGCATCCAGCCAGGCGTCTACCTCATGCAGTTCAGCCATGGCGGGCCGTCCAGAACTCCTCTGGCACGTCCGGCTCCGGCACGGCCTCAATGGTCATTTTTCCGTCCACCTCCCGCGCCAGCACCCGCTCGGTCAGCTTCAGGTTCATGCTGATGTCGCAGCGGTCATTGCCGAGGATGTCGGCCTCAAAGGTGAAGAGCTTTTCCCGCTCGCCGGGGTTCTGCAGGGCGTCCGGCTGATTTTCCCGCAGCCAGAACATTACCGGGGCCATCAGCAGGTTCTGGTCGCCGGTAAAGTCGGTAATCACCACGTTCAGGGTGTAGCGGTATTCCCATGAGATCGACGCGGCGGATGTGGCGACCAGCGCGCCGTTATCCACGAACAGGTGCAGCCGGTCGGGATTGTCCGCCACGTAGGGCACGGCTTTATTCAGGGCGCTTCGCAAGGACTGCGGCTTGTTCATCGTCTTTTTCCTGACAGCTGATAATGGTATCGACTTTGTCCGCGCACGCCGCCCAGGCGGCCTCGGTTTCATCCAGCAGGACGTTCAGGTCGCCGTTACTTCGCGGCGAGGCCGGGTCCAGCTGGCAGCGGGTGATTTTGGGACAGCCACTCACGGTAAGATTCACCTCCGGCGAGGGCCGGTCGCTGGCGCAGCCGGACAACAGGATCAGGCAGAGGGGAATCAGCCCAGCGGCGCAGGTCTTCATTTTCACGTTTAAGCTCCTCAATGGTGCGTTGCCGGTCGCGCAGCAGCCTGCCGCTTTGCTCGGCGGCGGCATAAAGCTGCGTCTGCGCCTGGCTGTTTGTCTGCGTCAGAATGTTCAGGGCGATCAGTTGGCCGTTCTTCTGCGACAGCTTTTTGCCCTGGTCCGCAATCGCCGCCTGCTGCGTGCTGATGGTGTGGTGCGCATTGCTGAGCCGCCATGACTGCACGCCGAGCGCGGCCAGCAGGAGAAGGGCAAGCGCTGCTGCCAGCAGAACCCGCTTCATGCGCCCGCTCCCCTGAGACACCACGCCATTTCACGCTGGCGGCGGTTATCCAGCCCCTGATTAAATACGCCTTTTACGTACACCCATCGCGGCAGCTGTCCGCAGGCCTCACGCCATCGCCCCTGTTTCAGCAGCGCTACCATGGTCGAGCCGCAGGCGTTGCCGGTGCCGACGTTGAACGCCAGCGACACCAGCGCGTCATAAACCTGCTGCGGCATTGATACCGCCACGCAGCGCGCCAGTGCCGCCTCGACGCGTAACACGTTGGTGATGAAGTTGCCCGCCGCCTGCCGCTCGGTGATGGTTTTCCCCGGCACCACGCCGCGCGTGTTGCCGATCCCGTCGGTCCAGACGCCAGCGCTGCACTGGTACGGCTGCAGGCGGCAGCCCTCATAGTCCGCGATGAGCTTCAGCCCCTCTACGGAGGTGTGCAGCTGCTGAAAGCCGGGCAGCGTGGCGGCCAGCGCCAGCACCACGCCCACGGCGCAGCGCTTAACGGTCTGCAGATTCATAATCCCCCCGGCTAATCCTGCCGCTCAGCAGCAGCTGATAGGTTTTGTGCTTGTAGTACCAGCTGATAAGCGCCATCAGCAGGCCGATGAATACCCCGGCCACGGTGGAAACGTCCTTCAGGTCCATACCACCCAGCCACGCCATCACTACCGCCATGCACCAGGTGATAAAGGTGCTGATTTTTTCCCACATAGTTCAGTCCCAAAGCTGGACGGCCTGCACGGTTGCCGTCGTCGTCACGTCCGGCAATTCCAGTTCCAGCCCGTGCGGCAGGATGGGGCCATGCTCAGACAGCCCCGGATTCGCCCGTATAACCTGCTCGGTCATGCCCTGCGTGCGCCCGTAGTGACGCCAGCAGATCGCGTCTACCGTGTCGTACTGCTGCGAACGCACTTTCATCAGATAAGCTCCACGGTGCTGTGCGGCAGGTTCTGCACGCGGCTGATGGCCCAGCGCGCATCCCGCCACAGGTCGCCGGTCGTGTCGGCCAGCTCCTCGCCGCGCTTCGCCGCTGCGGCGGTCGCGTCAAAGTCCTGATAGCGCTCGTTAAGCACCGCACGGGTCCAGCACCACACCGCGTTAAAGTAGTGATGCAGGCGCACGCTCTCACCGGCCAGCTTCTCCGCCGGCACGTCGGCCAGGGTGTTAAACCCGCGCAGCTCCTGCCGCTCGCGCCATGAATAAAGCTCGGTATTGACCTCCGCCATCGCGGTGAGCACCACCTGCTTTAAGCGCTCCGGCGTCACGGTGCCGTCTACGCGCATTGCGGCTCTGAACTTCGCCAGATCGACGTCCGGCCAGAACGAGTTGTTGGGGATAATTTCCGGCGTTCCCGTCGCCTTCTGCGGCGCTACAAATTCCATAGCCTTGATACTCCTGAAAAGGTTGGGCGGTGGACGGGGTTTTGATAAGGCTCAGCCTGTCGCCACCCCGTGCCGCCCCGCGCGTGGGCACGTCCGGTTATCAGCTGGCGTTGCGGATTTTCCGCTCCAGCTGCTCAATGTCTTTTTT